AAAGTTATCGATTACATTACAATAGCCCGACCTATGGCTTAGATATAAACTCGCACTCACGGTCGTAAATGGTTTTCCATTTATAAATAATACACCACCCGAATACGTGGGCGATTGTAACGATGGCGGTTTGTACGAAGAACACGTAAAATTCATTATATACTATTGAATTATAATAATTCCTAAACGATAACACGACTCATAAACTCGGATATTTTATTTTTACGCACCTGAGACACGCTATTGGAACGCAATAATATATTGACTTGGTTTGTATAATAATTTGCGTTACATTTGGATATCAAATCTAAATTGTCGTAAAAATTATGCGTATAGATGACATCGTATACGTTTTGTTTTTTTAGATAGGTTATGGCTTGACGAGTTTTTATCATTTTAGATTGCAATAACTTCTTGGATATATTCTGATTGGTTCCGACTTTAATACGACTTAATCCTTCACAATTATTACAAGGGACATAACTATTCCATTGTATTAATTCCGCAAAATCTAAGTTTGTATTCGCAAACATATTCGTGGTATTTGCGCCGTTAGAAGAAACGGCGGTGATTAACATTATATTAATAACTGAAAAAATAAATTGTTATTTTGTTCAAACGTATTGGGACCCACTAAATCCGAAATCGTAATGGATATGGCACCATTGAACATATTTGTAAAATGTCTACATTTCGTAAATTTCCATTTCCATATTGGGTTGTGGAAACTTGTCGCGTTCATAAACAATCCAGCAGCGTCTTCGACGTTAGATACATTCCAACCGCTTAGGTCTTGATTGAACGAAGTCGCGCCTTCAAATAAACCATTCATATTCACCATACCAGATACATCCCATACTCCTATCGTTTGATTGAATGCCTTTGCGCCTTTGAACACCGACTTCAAAGAAGATACATTAGATATATTCCAACTACTTATATTTTGATTGAACACAGACGCACCTTCAAACAAAGATTCCATCGAATTTACATTGGATATATTCCAATTCGTTATATCTTGATTGAACGAAGACGCACCTTCGAACAAAGACTTCATCGAAATTACATTCGATACATTCCAATTCGTTATATCGTCGTTAAAGGTGATTTCATTTTTAAATAGGTCGTCTAGAATACTTACACCCAAAAGATTTAAACCCGTAAAGGGTCTATGTTTTAAATTATATTCGACTTGATTCGTTTTAAATAGGGCGTAAGCATTTTTTACTGTAGAATTCGTGACATTGCCGTCCGCATAATAATATTCTAACTGGAGACAACCTTTAAACATACGGTCGTGTTTCGTTAAAATTTCCCCGCCTACTTCACTTAAAGATAAATCCCAATTATAAAACGATTGGTTTAACACAGAACAGTCTTCGAACATAAACTTTTGGATTACGTTGGATATATCCCATTTTCCGAAAAATTGGTTCAAAGATAGACAACCTTTAAACATAGAAGACATATCAGTCACCTTCGATGTAGTCCATCCGCTTATATCTTGATTAAACAAAACGGCGTTTTCAAACATAGACGTTGTATTTTTTATTTCCGATATGTTCCATGCATACAATGGACGATTAAACGACCGAGCCTCTTTAAACATAGAAGACATATCGGTTACCTTCGAGGTAGTCCAAATATTTATGTCTTGTTGAAACGAAGAAGCTCCTTCAAACATAGAAGACATATCGGTTACCTTCGCAGTAGACCACATGCTTAGATATTGGTTAAACAAAATCGCGTTTTCAAACATAGAAGAAGTATTTTCTATACTCGATATATCCCATAGATTTAGCGGACGATTAAACGATAACGCTCCTTTAAACACAGACGCCAACGACGTTAATTTATCTATATTCCAAACGTTTAGAGGCTGATTGAATTGTTGGGCGCCTTCAAATATAGAATCTATCTGAATAACATTGGATATATTCCAATCGGCTAAAGGTTGATTAAACACTAACGCTCCTTTAAACATACTTTCCATACTGGTCACCTTGTCTACATTCCATTGGTTTATAGTTTGATTGAATTGTTCTGCCCCTTCAAACATGGAAGACATAGACGTTGCGCCCGATACATCCCATCCACTTATATCTTGATTAAACGTCTTGAAATTTTGAAACAACCCCGTCATGTCTGTAATCTTAGATGTATTCCAATTGGGTATATCTTCATATTCTATTAAGGCGTCGCTATAAGACAAATTAAAATAATTCACCATATCTAAAATAGTATCTTGGGTTACATTACCAATAATTGTGTCATAATCCAACGCAGACGCGCCGACGAACATATCCGTTGTCAAAACGCCTTCTTTTGTCGCGAATATTGTCGCGGATATGTCGTTTTCAACCAAACTGAATATTAAATCATATTTCTTTGTCCAATTGACAAGGGATTTTTTAAACGACGAAGCCCCGTTAAACATTCGATTCATATCAGTTACTTTTGAAATATTCCATTTTGATATTCGCTCATTGAAAGCCGTGGCTCCTATAAACGTGCTCGACATGGTGGTGACGTTAGATACATTCCAAGAGCCGATATATTCATTGAACGTAGTATTGTCTTTAAACAGATATTCTATATTATTAATTTGCGACGTATCTAATTCGTCTATTTTACGAAATAGTTTGTCGTATAGGTCTTTGTCGTTTGTAAATGTTTTCATGGCGTTGTAAATCGTACCCAAGGTGTCCACATCACCTTGTAATACATTCCCCGATACTATATAATAATTCAGAGAAGTAGATCCCACGAACATAGAGTCATTAGAACTATTCTCTTTTATAATAGTTACGGGGGAAGTGTTTAAAAATTGCATATTCCAAGCGTATAAAGATTGATTGAAATTAGACGCGTTTAAAAACATATTATCCATATTTCCCACATTGGATACATCCCAATTATATAAAGGTTGATTGAATATAGTGCATCCATTAAACATATCTTTCATATCTATCACTTGAATTGTATTCCACGTATTTATATTTTGATTGAATATTTTCGCGTTTTTAAACAAAGCATTCATGTTACTTACGTTGGAGACATTCCAACCGCTCAGGTCTTCGTTAAAGTTTGTGTAGTCTTTAAACAAACCGCTTATATCTTCGACCAAAAAGGTGTCCCATTCGACGAGAGGTCTGAAATAATATTGGTAATTGGTGAGGTTGGTTTTAAACTGGTCTATGGCGTAATAGATAAGGTCTTGGTTCACTGACCCCGTCAACACTTGATATTGCAAGAGTGGTGTATTGTTTAACATTTGTTCGGTTTGTTTATTGGAAGAGAGGTCTGTTTTAGAGTTAAACACTATATCCCAATTATACAGCGACTGGTTAAGCGACAGCGCACCGTCAAACATATTGGACATGTCGACCACTTGCGCGGTCGTCCATTTGCCGATCGGTTGGTTGAACGACACGGCGTCTTGAAACATAGACGCCATCGTAGTCACCGCACTTACATCCCAGCCACTCAGGTCTTGTTGAAATGCGTTTGCTTCTTGAAACATAGACTCCATCGTTGTTATAGTGCTTACATTCCACCCTCGGAGATCTTGATTGAATGTTATTGCCCAGTTGAACATAAACGCCGTGTTGATTACGTTGGTTATGTCCCATGTTCCAATTGGTTTGTTGAATAGTGAGGCGCCGCGAAACAGAGCATTCATGTTGGTAACACCAGACACGTTCCACCCGCTTAGGTCTTCGTTAAAGTTTGTGTCGTCTTTGAATAAACCGCTTATATCTACAATCAACGACGTATCCCACTCGGACATAGGTCTAAAATAATATTGGTAATTGGTGTTATTGGTTTTAAACTGGTCGACTGCGTAATAGATAAGGTCTTGGTTCACTGACCCCGTCAACACTTGATATTGTAGTACATGCGTATTAAGTAACATTTGACTTGTTTGTTTACTGGAAGAGAGGTCTGTTTTAGAGTTAAACACTATATCCCAATTATACAGGGACTGATTGAATGACACCGCATCCTTAAACATATTGGACATGTCGTCCACTTGCAGGGTCGTCCATTTGCCGATCGGTTGGTCGAACACCGCCGCGCCTTGAAACATAGACGCCATCGTGGTTACACCACTTACATCCCAACCGCTCAGGTCTTGTTGAAAGGCATTCGCTCCGTCGAACATAAACGCCATATTTTGGGCTTTATGTGTGTTCCATCTTCCAATAGGTTGATCGAATAGTGAGGCACCGCAAAATAGAGCATTCATATTAGTCACGCCAGATACATCCCAACCGCTCAGGTCTTCGTTAAAGTCTTCGTAGTCTTTAAACAAACCGCTTATATCTACTATCAACGACGTATCCCATTCGACGATAGGTCTGAAATAATATTGGTAATTGGTTAAATTGGTTTTAAACTGGTCTATGGCGTAATAGATAAGGTCTTGGTTCACTGACCCCGTCAACACTTGATATTGTAGTACAGGCGTATTAAGTAACATTTGACTTGTTTGTTTACTGGAAGAGAGGTCTGTTTTAGAGTTAAACACTATATCCCAATTATACAGGGACTGATTGAACGACAGTGCGCCGTTAAACATATCGGACATGTCGTCCACTTGCAGGGTCGTCCATTTGCCGATCGGTTGGTTGAACGACGCGGCGTCTTGAAACATAGACTCCATCGTTGTTACCGCACTTACATCCCAGCCACTCAGGTCTTGTTGAAATGCGTTGGCTCCTTGAAACATAGAGTCCATCGTTGTTATAGTGCTTACATTCCACCCTCGGAGTTCTTGATTGAATGTTATTGCCCCGTTGAACATAAATGCCGTGTTGATTACGTTGGTTATGTCCCATGTTCCAATTGGTTTGTTGAATAGTGAGGCGCCGCGAAACAGAGCATTCATGTTGGTAACACCAGACACGTTCCACCCGCTTAGGTCTTCGTTAAAGTTTGTGTCGTCTTTGAATAAACCGCTTATATCTACAATCAACGACGTATCCCAGTCGGACATAGGTCTAAAATAATATTGGTAATTGGTGTTATTGGTTTTAAACTGGTCGACTGCGTAATAGATAACATTTTGGTTCACTGACCCCGTCAGCACTTGATATTGTAGTACATGCGTATTAAGTAACATATCACTTGTTTGTTTACTGGAGATGACCTGTTTATTTAACTCAAACACTAGGTCTTTCCAGTTATACAGCGACTGATTGAATGACACCGCATCCTTAAACATATTAGACATGTTGGTCACTTGCGTGGTCGTCCATTTGCCGATCGGTTGGTTGAACACCGCAGCGTATTGAAACATAGACGCCATCGTGGTTACACTACTTACATCCCAACCGCTCAGGTCTTGTTGAAAGGCGTTCGCTCCGTCGAACATAAACGCCATATTTTGGGCTTTATGTGTGTTCCATCTTCCAATAGGTTGATCGAATAGTGAGGCACCGTGAAACATAGCATTCATATTAGTCACGCCAGATACATCCCAACCGCTCAGGTCTTCGTTAAAGTTTGTGTAGTCTTTGAATAAACCGCTTATATCTACTATCAACGACGTATCCCATTCGGACATAGGTCTAAAATAATATGGGTAATTGGTTAAATTGGTTTTAAACTGATCTATGGCGTAATAGATAAGGTCTTGGTTCACTGACCCCGTCAACACTTGATATTGTAGTACAGGCGTATTAAGTAACATTTGTTCGGTTTGTTTATTGGAAGAGAGGTCTGTTTTAGAGTTAAACACTATATCCCAATTATACAGCGACTGATTAAATGACACCGCATCCTTAAACATATTGGACATGTCGACCACTTGCGCGGTCGTCCATTTACCGATCGGTTGGTCGAACACCGCAGCGTCTTGAAACATAGACGCCATCGTAGTCACCGCACTTACATCCCAGCCACTCAGGTCTTGTTGAAATGCGTTGGCTTCTTGAAACATAGAGTCCATATTGATTACGTTGGTTATGTCCCATGTTCCAATTGGTTGGTTGAATAGTGAGGCGCCGCGAAACAAAGCGTTCATGTTGGTAACACCAGACACGTTCCACCCGCTTAGGTCTTCGTTAAAGCTTGTGTCTAGTTCAAACAAGCCGCTCAGGTCTACAATCAACGACATATCCCATTCGTGCATAGGTCTAAAATAATATGGATAATTGGTCAGGTTGTTTTTAAACTGGTCCACCGCGTAATAAAGAATCGATTGATTCACCGACCCTGTTAACACTTGATATTGCAAGAGTGGTGTATTGTTTAACATTTGGTCGGTTTGTTTATTGGAAGAGAGGACTGTTTTAGAGTTAAACACTATATCCCAATTATACAGCGACTGGTTAAGCGACAGCGCACCGTCAAACATATTGGACATGTTGGTCGTGCGCGCTGTGTTCCATTTGCCAATCGGTTGGTTGAACACCGTTGCGCCTTTAAACATAGACGCCATTGTCGTGACCGCACTTACATCCCAACCACTCAGGTCTTGTTGAAACGACAATGCTCTGTCGAACATAAACTCCATCGTGGCGACAACACTTGTATTCCAATCTTGTAGAGGGTAATTAAACGGCGTGTTTTCAAACATAAACGCCATAGAAGTAACTCGCTCTGTATTCCATCCACTAATGTCTTGGTTAAATGACGTGTCTTGAAACATAGACGCCATGGAGTTTACTTGTGCAGTATCCCATGCACCAATCGGATAATTAAAAGAAGAATGTTTAAACATAGACTCCATCGTAGTCACCGCACTTGTCTCCCACCCGCTCAGGTCTTGTTGAAAGGCATTCGCTTCGTCGAACATAAATGCCATGTTGCGTACGTTGTGCGTGCCCCATGTTCCAATCGGTTGGTTGAATCGTGAGGCACCGCGAAACAAAGCGTTCATATTAGTCACACCGGACACGTTCCATCCGCTCAGGTCTTCGTTAAAGTGCGTGTCTTGTTCAAACAAACCACTCAGGTCTACAATCAACGACGTATCCCATTCGCGCATAGGTCTGAAATAATATGGATAATTGGTCAGGTTGTTTTTAAACTGGTCCACCGCGTAATAAAGAAACGATTGATTCACCGACCCTGATAACACTTGGTATTGTAAGAGTGGCGTATTACTTAACATTTGGTAGGTTTGTTTATTGGAAGAGAGGTCTGTTTTAGAGTTAAAGACTATGTCCCAATTATAAAGCGACTGATTGAATGACACCGCTCCATTAAACATATTGGACATGTTGACCACACCCAACGTGTTCCATTTGCCGATCGGTTGGTTGAACGACACCGAACCCGAGAACATTGACGCCATTGTCGTGACTGTGCCTACATCCCACCCGCTCAGGTCTTGTTGAAAGGCGTCGGCTCCGGCGAACATAGACTCCATGGTTGTCACAAGAGTTGTATTCCAATCTTGTAGAGGGTAATTAAACGGCGTGTTTTCAAACATAAACGCCATAGAAGTAACTAGCTCTGTATTCCATCCACTCAGGTCTTGGTTAAATGACGTGTCTTGAAACATAGACGCCATGGTATTGACTTGTACAGTATCCCATGCGCCAATCGGATAATTAAAAGAAGAATGTTTAAACATAGACTCCATGGATGTGACCACGCTTGTCTCCCACCCGCTCAGGTCTTGTTGAAAGGCATTCGCTTCGTCGAACATAAATGCCATGTTGCGTACGTTGTGCGTGTCCCATGTTCCAATTGGTTGGTTGAATCGTGAGGCACCGCAAAACAAAGCGTTCATATTAGTGACACCGGACACGTTCCATCCGCTCAGGTCTTCGTTAAAGTTTGGGTCTTGTTCAAACAGACCGCTCAGGTCTACTATCAACGATGTATCCCATTCGTGTATAGGTCTGAAATAATATAGATAATTGGTCGGGTTGTTTTTAAACTGATCCACCGCGTAATAAAGAAACGATTGATTCACCGACCCTGTTAACACTTGGTATTGTAAGAGTGGCGTATTACTTAACATATTATTTATTTGTTTATTGGAAGAGAGGTCTGTTTTAGAGTTAAAGACTATGTCCCAATTATAAAGCGACTGATTGAATGACACCGCTCCATTAAACATATTAGACATGTTGGTCACTTGGGTAGTCGTCCATTTGCCGATAGGTTGGTTAAACGATGCAGCGCCGGCGAACATTGACGCCATTGACGTGATTTGACTTGTATTCCAGTTGCTTAGGTCTTCGTTGAAAAATGTATCGTTTTCAAACAAAGCGTCCGTATTAAAAACCAAATCCGTATTCCATTGTTCCATTGGTTTGAAATAAAAATTATAATTGGCACGGTTTGTTTTGTATTGATCCACGGCGTAATAAATCGTATTTTGTATCACCGAACCCGTAAGCACTTGATAAATCAAAGAGGGTGTATTGTTTAACATATTGGATACATTCTTAAACGAAACAATCTCCGTGTTGGATACAAATGAAATATCATTCCAATGATACAGCGATTGATTGAAAGACGTAGCCCCGTTAAACATAGATTCCATCGAAGTCACTTGAGTAGTCGTCCATTTGCCAATAGGTTGATTAAACGACGTATTGCCTTGAAACATATACGACATAGAGGTTACAGCAGATACGTCCCATTGTATTATATCTTGATTGAACATTGTGCCTTGAAACATAGATTCCATCGTTGTCACAGTACTTGTATTCCAACGACTAATATCTTCGTTAAAATCGGTATAATCTTTAAATAAATCTTTCATAGTGTACACGTCTACCAGAGTCCATTCGCTTATAGGTCCATATAAAGCAAGGGCGTCAAACCTATCATATCTCCATTTATCCACCGCACTAAATATATTACTTTCGGTTACGTTAAAATAAGTATCTTCGTATATAGCAAACAAAGGACCGTCGGAGAGGGCGTCTATTTGAAAAGAATCAGACGTTTCTTCGCTCAATGTAATGTCGTAAGCATTCCCGATTACACTTGAAATATCTTCGTTAGACAAATACGTAAAGACCTCTGTAATGGTATTAAACGATATGGTTGTTTCTTCTTTATAGCCAATGATTTGGTTCGAACTTTTATAAAATCCCCAGTACGGTTTTATATTTCCTGATATTTCACGTTCAAACGAAACATCCATTATATATAGTATTATAAAAATTGATTTATAATTAATCGGTGTTAGTATAGTAATGTCTCTTGCTACTCAATATCAGAAAAAGACCGACAAAGAGCATATTTTGGACAATCCGGATACGTACATTGGATCTATTGAAAACATACACGGTCCAATGTACGTGTTGGAAGACGGTAAAATTATATCTAAAACGATGGATTATAACCCCGGCTTATTCAAATTATTTGACGAAGGTATTGTAAATTGTCGCGACCACGTGGTTCGAATGTTACAACAAAAAGAAACCAAGGCGGATGTACACTTGGTGAATACAATTGATATTGAAATTGCGGACGATACCATTACGATGTTGAACAATGGCAACGGGATAGACATTGAAAAACACCCTACGTATGATGTATGGATTCCAGAATTAATATTTGGACATTTGCGCACGTCGACCAATTACAACAAAGACGAAGAAAAGATTACAGGCGGTAAAAACGGATTTGGGTTTAAGCTGGTATTGATTTGGTCGACCTACGGTATGATTGAAACGGTGGATCACGTAAGAAAATTAAAATATACACAGACCTTCGAGCAAAATTTAGATATTATCCACCCCCCAAGCATCACCAAATGTTCTAAACAACCTTATACCATTGTAAAGTTTAAACCAGATTACAAGCGTCTCGGCTTGAATGGATTGACCGCGGACATGTTATCGCTGTTCCATCGTCGTGTATATGATATTGCCGGTATTACCACAAAAGACGTGAAAGTAAAATTAAACCATAGTGTGTTAGATATTAAGAATTTTAACCATTACATAGAATTATACAACGATTGCGATAAAATTGGCGAATCGCCTAACGAGCGATGGAGTTATAGCGTTTGTTTAAGCGAAGAATTCAAACAAGTGTCTTTTGTGAATGGTATTTTCACAGGAAAAGGCGGTAAACACGTGGATTATATCACGCAACAAATCATCAAAAAATTAATTGCGTATATTGAAAAAAAGAAAAAGATAGAAATCAAACCGTCTATTTTAAAAGAACAAATGTATATATTTTTGAATTGCACGATTGTGAATCCGTCGTTCGACAGCCAAACCAAAGATTATCTAAACACACCGCCTGGTAAGTTCGGGTCTTCGTGTGTCGTCAGCGATAAATTCATAGAAAAATTGGCAAAGCTAGGGATTATGGAGCAATCGTGTGAATTAAGCAAAATAAAAGAAAAGAATAATTCTAAAAAAACGGACGGCAACAAGCAGAAAACCATCCGAGGTATACCCAAATTAGTAGACGCAAACTATGCGGGGACCAAGGACTCCGCTCAGTGTACATTAATTTTATGCGAAGGAGATTCGGCAAAAGCGGGTATTTTATCCGGGCTTAGTCCAAGCGATCGTAATATTATTGGGGTGTATCCAATGAAAGGCAAGTTGTTGAACGTGCGCGGGGAAGCGACCAAAAAAATCAATGAAAACAAGGAAATCATTGAAATAAAGAAAATAATGGGACTAGAATCCAATAAGAAATATAACAACACCGACGAGCTAAGATATAATAAAATCTTATTTATGACAGACCAAGATTTAGACGGAAGTCATATCAAGGGGTTGTGTATTAATTTATTTGAATGTTTGTGGCCGTCTTTATTAAGCATCCGCGGATTTCTAGGATTTATGAATACCCCTATTTTAAAAGCGACCAAAGGAAGCCATAAAACACAATTTTACAACGAACAAGAATACGCTTTATGGAAAACGGAGAATAACAACGGCAAAGGGTGGGCGATTAAATATTATAAAGGATTGGGGACCAGTACAAGCAAAGAATTCAAAGAATATTTCAAAGACAAAAAGACTATGGATATCTTATTGGGCGATCAAGATACGGAAAAAATAGATATGGTGTTCAATAAAAAAAAATCGGAATATAGAAAAGAATGGTTGTCTAAATACAACCGAGACGATATATTAGACACCTCGTCGACCTCGATTAGCCTTTGCGATTTTGTAGACAAAGAGATGATCCATTTTTCAAAATACGATTGCGACCGTTCTATCCCGAATTTGATGGACGGATTAAAAGTCTCTCAGCGCAAGATTTTATATAGTGCGTTTAAAAAAAACTTAGTCAGCGAAATTAAGGTTGCTCAGTTCAGCGGGTATGTTTCCGAACATTCGGGGTATCATCACGGCGAGAGCAGTCTCAATGGGGCGATTGTAAATATGGCTCAAAATTTTGTGGGGTCTAACAACATTCCTATTTTAAACCCGAACGGACAATTCGGTACGCGTCTACAGGGGGGTAAAGATAGCGCATCCGAACGGTATATTTTTACCCAATTGAATAAAATCACCCGAATGATCTTTAAAAAAGAAGATGATGTTATTTTAAATTATCTGAACGACGACGGAACCCCCGTAGAACCCGCCTTTTACGCGCCTATTATTCCTATGATTCTGGTAAACGGAACCAAAGGCATCGGCACTGGATTTAGTACTGACATTCCATGTTTTCGTCCAATGGACCTAGTCGATTATATTTTAAAAAAACTGGACGACAAAGGGCATACGCACGATTTTGTGCCCTATTATAAAGGATTTACGGGCTCTATATCCAAAGACGACAGCCGTCGTTTCATTACAAAGGGCAAGTATACGATCCAAAACAAGACGGTCCTTATTACAGAATTACCCATTGGCGTTTGGAACGAAGACTATATTATACATCTAGAAAAATGCGTAGCCGAGAATATATTAAAAGACTATAGCGACCAATCGACGGACGCGGTGATTTATTTTAAATTAACTCTAAAAGAGCCCATGGATGAAGAGAGTATTTTAAAAACATTCAAACTTACGACCACCTTATCGATTAATAATATGAATTTATTCGACTCTTGCGATAAGTTAAGACACTATAACGAAGTACATGAAATTTGCGACGACTTTATTGAGGTTCGGTTAGACTATTACGAAAAAAGAAAGGTACACTATGTCAAAGTTTTAACCGAAGAAATGAATATTTTAAATCAGAAGTGTAGATATATCAACGAATTGTTAGCCGATACGTTAGATTTACGGAAAAAATCCTACGAACACATCGGTGAATTATTACGCGATAAAAAGTATGATACGTTCAATGATTCTTACCATTATTTGATTAAAATGCCAATGGACAGCGTATGTAAAGAAAATGTAGACGCGTTAAATGAACAATTTAAAAAGAAACAAGACGTATATAATGAGTTATCTAAGAATAGTAACATAGACCTTTGGAAAAAGGAATTGTGTGATTTAAAAGAAATGCTTTAGTTCGATTGTATTATCGTTGTGTAGATAAACAGGACGTTCCATCAATGTATGCATAGTAGACGCGTCTGTTTTATATTTTAAATATCCCGTAATTTCTCCCAGTATTTGTTGTGACGCGTAGTCTATCACGCGTTCGTTTATTTCCGACACTTGTCCTTCTATGTTTTCAAACTGAAAATTCGAAAACTGTAAAAATATACTCCGCATAATGACTTTCAATACATCTGTATTTTGGTTGTCGATTACATATTTTCTATCGGATAAATTATACACCTTTTTTTTTATGGCTTCATGGACTTGGTGAATATTATGCCCGCTAAAATAGCGGTTGGTCAAGTGACTCGGTTGAAACATATATTTCGTCGCATTAAAATAACTCGTTTTATCGTCTACCAGAACCTGGTCTTGTAAAAACAATGGCGTACCTCCTTCTATGTTTACCCTGCCAGACATTAATATATAATATTATTTTAATATAATGGAACAAACTAAAATAATATTTATGTCTATGATTCTTATTTTACTATTTACATTGGGTATTGTGGCAAATATATTGCGAACCAGTAAAAAAACGTATTTGTATCCGCCTCATACAAACCCGTGCCCCGATTATTATCAAAAAAATAGTTATGGATTTTGTTACGACAAATACGAGATAGGTCCAAATTCTTCCGACGACGATTGTAAACGCGTCTTATTTACAAGCGACGATTCCTCTTGCGACAAAAAAAAATGGGCGATAGACTGTAAAGTATCGTGGGATGGTATTACAAATAACGACGTATGTATATAAACACATACACCATAGAATGACAATGGAAATATTCGCCGAATTTATGTTGGATAAAAAGGATATCTATGTTTTAGGTAGGTCGGGTATTGGAAAGACCCGAATGGTTACGGACTATTTGAACCAAGGGGATTACGATGTACATTATTTATCTATACAACACATTTCTACGATGAATGATATCTATAAAAATACACATGGTTCTATTTTAACGCTTATGCATAAAAAGGTAAAACAAAACGTGGTCGTGATAGATGACATAGATATTTTAAATAATAGCGAAAAAAAAATACTAAATGAATTAATCAAACAAATGAAATTATATAAAAAAAAGGAGACAAAACAATTCAAATTTATTTTTATAGGTATCAATCTATACGATAAAAAAGTGAAAGAATTGTTGAAGTTATGTAACAAAATACATTTAAAAGACGACCAATCCAATTACGAAAAAAATATACAAATCAACATAAAAAATGTCATAGAACAAAAAATTGGACTCAATTGTATGGTTGAAAATGAAAAAGCAACGCAGTGTTTGATGTTTCACGAAAATATTATAAACCATCTTACGACCAACGATATGGAGTTTTATTTGAAGTTTTTAGATAATTATTGCGCGGGCGATTATTACGACCGCATTAGTTTTCAAAAACAATTATGGATATACAATGAAATGACCTATTATTTAAAAATGCTTCATAATTATTATGTCTACATCGAAAGTTCCGTCGCCATTGCCCACCAAAAAGAAGAATATAGGTTTACCAAAGTATTGACCAAATATAGCAACGAATATAACAATCAAAAGTTTATCCTAGATATTTGTAATCGTTTTAATATTTCAAAAAAACAATTGGGAGACATCGACCAACTGACCCCCACGGAATACAATCGTTTGAATAAATATTTAGATTTTATTGGCTAAGAGTTTGAATTGCTGTAAGGTCTCTTGTAAGGCGGCTATTTTTTCTTTTAATACATTGTTTTCGTTTGTTTTTATTTTCAATACTTCGATAATTTCGTTCAATTGTAACGGGCGTTTGGTGCCGTCTGGTTGCGTTAAGATGACTTGTTGGGTCTTTCGTTCGTTGTCTCGGCGTTTGATTTCGGCTAGTACATCGGGTTTATTGGTGACCTCGCCCGGCGAGTAGGTTTTTAAGGCTGTGCCGATGGTTTCGGTATAAAAAAGCAATGTGCTTGGGTCTTTGATAAATGTATTGGGTAATAAAGTCGAATCATTACATACGGGGCTTTTTGTATCAATGAGACGCCTTTTATCAAACGTATTTTGTTCGTGCGAAATAACCAAAATGGTTTTCAAGGGGTTTAACTGAACGAATGGAACGGTGTAGTTTTTTAGAAAAGATTTTTCCTCGGCTAAAACCGCGCTGTCTTCGTATTGGGTGTCTTTTAACAACACACGCTTGAACGCGAACGTACCGGCGGTCCCGTGTCGAGGTCCATAGGGTCCGAATTTATACATTTTATTGATTCCATTGAACCATAAATAAATCTCACTCGCACCCGCACACAACGCAGGCGATTTCATTAAAGTCTCTACGGCGTGACTTACCCGACACGGTGGATAATAATCATCGTCGTCTATATACACCACTATATCGTTGTCGTCGGTGAACGTACATTGTTGATGCATAAAATTGCGTTTCTTACCTAATGACATTCTTTCTTCTGAATAAATATACTTTACAAACGGAATATGTTTCACTAAATCGCCAATGGGATCGGTGCCATCGTCTACAATAATCCATTCCATAGATTCTTTGGGGTAATCTTGTTTCATAATGTTGTCCACCATTTGCGCGATGAAAGGGCGACGATTGAATGTAGGGGTGCATAAACTTACGCGCGGTTTAATTGTTTTTGCCTTTTTCTTACCCATTAGTATCCATTCTTAATTCTTTTTAGGTCTTATTTAGACAAATATGAAAAAAACAACATAAAAACGATCGCAGCAATGACATAGCTGATATCAAATAAAAAGGAAATATGGACAATCAGGGCTATACACAAGCATAAAAACCATAAAAAAAATATATTCGGTGTTATTTCCTTCCATTGTTCATTTAAATAATTAATATTCACCGTGCTAAAAGGTGTAAAAAATAATAATAAGAAAGTTAATCCTGCCATAATACCTATAGTCGTATACAAGGTAGCCCCCCGAAGAATATTCGTTTCAAGACTTCCGCGTTTAAAAATAGGTCTTTTTGAAGTAACATTCACGATAATTTCTATCAAAAAGTAAATAAATAAAACGCAAACTATCGCAGCCATAATTTTCTTTAAAGTGGTGAATTTGCTGATAGATTGAAGTAATTTAGGCTGACCCACAATTGCCAACATATATAGTATGCCTAACGAGACAAAGATAGCTAAAGGACCAACGAAAATAATAAACATTCTATATATAGTTTCATTGCCCATAAATGTCCACCAATCCTTTATCTTATCTTTACGAGAACCCCTTGGTGGTGGGTTGTATAAATATCCAATGACAATAGAGACAATATAATAGAATATAAAGACTATATAGAACGTAAAGCCGGGTATAGTCTGCGCTTTCAATAATTTCAAAAATTGCTTGGCGGCTTTAATCAGAAGATCAAATAGACTTTCGTATTTTGTCGCTTCTTGCGATGCTTCTGACGATGCTTTCGCTCCTTCTGCCGATCCTGCCAATGCTTTCGCCGCTTCTGCGGTTTTGTTCTCTTCCGTATCTAAGGAACAATAAATAATAATAATCGCGGTTATAAGAATTAAAAACATAAGTTCTTTGAATACGACCCCTATAAGGAAGAGGTATTTATCTGTATCGTTCATATTATAATATATTATTATTATAATATGAATCTTATGCTGGTGATTTTGTTGGTGTTTATTTTATATTTGCGTACGAAGGAAACGATGTTTACAAGAGCCAATTCTTACGATATTTCAAATTATGCGTCGAATACTTATCCGTGCGTTAACGAGAGTACACCAGTGCCACATTTCCAGACATAAAACGTATGACATTATATCTTTCTTCGAATAGAGTCAAATCGAATGAATATTTATATATTTTAGTAGGGTCTGTGTCAATATAGCCTATTACATTGCCTTCGTCGTCACATATAGAACTGACTTGTTGTGTTTCATCTATATCCGGCGTCAATGTTAAAATATCCATAACCACATCTTTGAATTTGCCCAAATTCATCGCACCAGAAGGCTGTATGTCGTATGGATTTGTATTTAAAGCAAAACTATAACTATATAATCCATCGTCGGAGTCCCCTAAACACGATTCATATTTTTCCAAATATCTATAAATATCCGACGCGAACTCGTTTTCTCTATATTTACCGTCTAGTAATATAGAGACTTGTTGTAATATATGCTTTACATTGTTGGTCGTGGGGTATTGTGTAATCGGAAACGATTCTGTAATGCCATCGCGGGGTAGATCTTGAAAAGATAAATCTATATTCGGTTTGTCTCTATATTTCCAATTGGTATAATTGCTCCATTCGTTTCGTTCATAAGCGTCCGTCCTGCGTAAGAACCAAAACCAATTGGACACCAAGTTATTGGTCTCTATTTTTATTCGGCGTGTGCCGACAATATGTTTATATTGGGTTTCTTTTACATCTAAGAATAAATGTGTCTGTTCGTTTGCTGCAAACACCTTTGTTTCTTCTTCAGATAAAAAGGCATATGTCGCCATAATATGGACGTCGCTTGCCCATTGATTTACAAGATTGGTATAGACGTTGTCGCTTGGTGGTACTTGTAAGAAACGATGCATTTGATAGGCGGTGCTTCCAAAATCAGGTCGGATTCTTTCGTCCGGAGATTGGGTCACATGGTATATTGTACATAAATCACGAATGGGCTTTATCGTAATATCAATAATCAATTCATTGTATTGGAGACAAACCAATGGAAACGCCATTTTACTCGAATTTGAAAACCAAAAAGGCAAAGGTATATACAATTTACGCCCATAAATGGAGGGTTCGGGTGGCTCGTCTGGGTTATTTGTTTTTGTGTTGGGATAATATCCATTACGGTAATAAGCGGGGTCATTTAATTCGGGGACGTGTCCGGTCATTTTGTAAAATTGACTTTTCTTATAAAACGACTCGTTCCTTTCGATTCTATTTTTAATATAATCCCCGCTAAATTGTTGAAGAATCTGTCCACCCGAAGACATAGTCACTTGGTCAATCATCAAAGAACCTAGGTGTTCAATCCATTTAAATTCATAGGGATGATTCGACCCGTTCTGTTCGTAAAACGGGCTCCATATATTCGGCAACGTCACCACCAAATACGTATTCATAATTAATTCGGCATATCTAGGTATTTTAAATGTAAATTTAGACGATTCATTCAAGTGTAAGATCCTCTCGCCATTGAAATCTATCCTATATTTTTGTAATCCAAAATTTGTATATTTCGCATAAACACTTTTAAAAAAGGTTTTGGTCGGGTTTCCATTTAATATTATATTTTGATTTCCATAAGCAATAATATTCAATAATCCTCCCGGCATTACTTATAATTTAATTATATATTTATATTACATATGGAGCAATATATATTATTATTTATGGGCTTCTTGGCGGTAGTACTCTTATATATATACGTCAATGTAAGTTCGGAGCATTCCAAATGTGCCGTCATAGACTCTCTGGAATATTCCTCTTTAACCCCGCCCGATTTGTCCGGTGTATTGATAAAGGACCTTATCTTTAAATCAGCGTTCAATTGTTGCTGTATAGGCGGAATGAAAAACGATTATGTCTCGTTGTGTGCCTTAAAACATTGTTATCGGGCAGGCGCACGCGTATTGGATTTACAAATATTTTCATTAAACGGTCAACCCGTCGTATCCGCGTCGACGGTAAATCAAAACGAATATAAAGAGCTATATAATTACTTAGGCTTTTCTGAAACCTTAAAGCATATAAACAATACGTTTTTGAATACAACGATGTCTCCCAATAACAACGAAGTCCTGTTTATAAATTTAAGAATAAATAGCAACAACAGAGCCCTATACGATAAAATGGCAAACACATTGATAGAAACCTTTACGGGGAGAACCCAGATGCTATTACACGAAGCCATAAACAAGGATTTGAATATGCATACGTTGGATGAATTAAAACATAAAATCATTATTATGGTCGATTTAAATGCGTCGCCCCAAATGCGCGACTCTTTTTCTTCCACCCGTTTGAGTTCATTGGCATTAATCACATTCGGTGACGGATTCAAATATCATTCTTTATACGCGAACGAAGCCTCTTTACAGGCGGGTGTAGAACTATCTTTATTGTACCCAAATAAATCTGCCTACTCTAACAATTACGATTATATGGACAAAGGTCAACGCAATAAGTTTAATTTTATTTTTATGAATTTTCAAAAAAAAGACATACACCTCACTAAATATTTGAATGATTTCAATGGGGTTTCATTTAAACAGGTTTATAATATGGAGTAATATATATGTCGTATTTGCCTCTATTGGAAAAAGCCATCGTGAATAATGAAAATATACAAAAGAAACAAAAAAAACAATATTTAAACGATACAATGATACATATATTACAAGACTTTATTCAGAAAAATGGATTGGTATGTTATGGAGGGATCGCCATCAACACGATTTTGCCTAAATCAAAAAAAATATACAATCAGAGGCTAGACATACCTGATTATGATATTTTTTCGCCCAATGCGATGGAACACGCGAAAGAGTTGGCGTCTATTTATGCGAATTTAGGGTTTCCAAATGTGGAAGCCAAAAGCGCTGTGTTTTATGGAACCTACAAAGTATTTGTCAATTTTGTCCCCATCGCCGATATTACCCACTTGTACGAACCTGTATTTAATATTATTCAAAACAAATCGATTCTTATCAAAAATCTTTTATATTCTCCCCCCTCGTATTTACGCATGAGCATCTACCAAGAATTGTCTCGCCCCTATGGCGATGTAACCCGATGGAGTAAAATATACGAACGCCTTACCCTATTGAACGAAGCGCATCCTTTTTATTACGACGTGGATTTGACCCAAAACAACATGATATCCAGTATAGAAAATAAGACCATTTACAATAAACTCATACAGATGTGCGTGAGACATAAGTATGTATTGTTTGGCGACTTTGGTCTTTCTTTTTACAAGGATTATTTCCCCACCCAATACAAAAAGGCAATCGATGCCAAAGACATAAAACAAATATATATATTGGCACACGACCACCTCGTTATTTTGGCAGAACTAAAAAAACTCAATATAACCTATCATGTCATAGAGCATACCAAAAACTATAAATTTATTAATTCTTTCTATGAAATCGAAATAAATGGTCAATCTTTACTATATATTTTTACTACAAATTCGTGTCAATCGTATAATACCATAAAAAGAAAAGATGATGTGTTTTCAATCGCAAGCATTGATACGATTTTAGGTATATATTATGCAATTGAGTATTTAAATGAAAGTAGTATTAACAATGACAATATATTGTCGTATTGTTATTTGCTAGAAAATATACACAGCCATAATAAGACCAATGTATTGCGGAGATTTTATATACAATGCGTTGGGAAACAAACTATGATAGAAGATATACGGAAAGAACGCGACGAAAAATACTTAAAATACAAAAAAAATAAGAAAAGTATGGAATACAGAAAATGGTTTTTAAAATATCATCCTAAGACTCGGAAAGTCCTTAAATCTTAAATTCTCCGGGGCTCGTTTTGCCACGTAAGAGATTGTCTACGACGTCGGGGTCTATGTCGCGTGTATTTAAAAGAAACAATGGCTTTATAGGGGTATATAATTTCACAAATATTTTCATCGCCAGATGTATACCGTGGTTATCAATATAGACAAATGTGCCCAATAATTTATCTATAAATAAAGGAAAGTTCTCTTTGAAAATATTAAATATATCCGTGTAATAACTATTGTTCATCATAGGATTTAAATGTGTTAAATCGAAAAACATATAAAATTTATGGACGTTTGGGTCTTTTCCTAATTGGATGAGGGCTGTGCTTAATTCATCTACAAATCCAAGCCACTTTAAATGGGTGAGTTGAGTGTTGCGTATTTTACACGATAATTTATAACATTGATCTCCTTTATGAATCTTTATTTCTGAATAGGGTTCCATTATTCAAGTATGTTTTCCTTATTTATATTAAAATTGTGTAATAATGTATTTGCATTTTTATTATAAATGTCTCCACATAAGTGAGCGGACTCGTAGATTTCTCTCAACAATCCGCTGGGTGCGGTCGTACCAAACTTAATGAGATTTTTATTTTTTAGAACATTTTTTATAGTATTTATTTTTGTTTTTTTAAAGTCGCCTTTTAAATCGTCTATTTGTCTACGGGATTTATGCCCCTTGATGAGTATACTAATGGTTTTATTTTTCTTATGTTTACCCAATTGAAAGGTTGTTTGAATACACGGGGTCGGCAAGACAGGTGGAGTCAACACGGTGGGCGCATGGGGCACAGGTGGAGACAAGACGGGAGGCAAGGCTGGAGACAAGGCGGGAGACAACACGGACAAGACGGGGACAAACTCGTGGATCTCTTCGACGGGTGTAGACAAAGTCTGTTTCCATTCTCGGAAGGTCGGTTTTATACCTCCTTTTAGGTTACTATAAGAAGGTTCGCGTTTAGAATCATAACTATCTTTATTTAAATCCACCACTTTTTGAGTTTTCTTATGTTGTTTTATTTTTTCAAGCAATAGTTTTCGTATCGTGGACGTATTTATGTGAACGGGCTCAGGCTTCATTTTCTTTGTTTTTATAGTCATATCACATGGTTTAACCACAATGCTACGAATACTCATATAAAAATAAAGTATAAAAATATACCTATTTATACTAAAATTGAATTAAATACTATCGTCTAGTAATAACTATGGATTCTTACACAGAATCAGACAGTTGGAATGTGATTGAATCTTATTTCAAAAACACCCATTTACATCAATTGGTAAAACACCAAGTAGACTCTTATAATGATTTTGTTCAAAACCAATTGATTAAAACCATTGAAATGTTTAATCCGCTTATCATTAAATCGCCGCACGATTATTTACCAGACTCTAAAAAATATAGATTAGAAGTAGAAGTAAATTTTGTCAATTTGTCTATTTATCGCCCCGAAATTCACGAAAACAACGGGTCGTCTAAATTAATGTTTCCGAGTGACGCCAGACTTAGAAGTTTTACGTATTCGTCCAATTTTACGCTAGATATGAATATTAAATATACCATTCGTAAAGGAGCAAACCTAGAAAACGAAGAACATAAACATATCCACTTGTCTAAAATTCAATTTGGTAAAATCCCTATTATGCTGAATTCTTGTATATGTGTCTTAAAACAATATCCGCATATTAACCCCGACCACATCGACGAGTGTAAAATGGATCCAGGCGGGTATTTCATTATTAACGGCTCTGAAAAGACTTGCTTGGGACAAGAGAAAACGGCGGACAATAAAGTATTTTGTTTTAAACAAAAGGCGTCTAATAAATGGCTTTGGACGGCGGAGTTTCGTTCTGTTCCAGACTGGAAGTGTATTTCTCCTAAACAAATCTATATGATGTTGAATTCCAAATTATCCGCCTACGGTCACGATATTTTGGTTCAATTGCCACGATTAAAAAAACCGATCCCATTGTTTGTATTATTTCGGGCATTGGGTATTGAAAGCGATAAAAAAATATGTAACATCATTCTTTTGAATATAGACAAAGAAAATGTCTTGTTGGAGTATTTGAAAGCGTCTATTTACGAAGGGTCCGAATACAACCAATACGAAGACGCGTTACAATACATTATATCAAACGTGATTTATACCCCCATCAATATGGATAAAGAAGAAGGTCACCGAAGAAAGACTGAATTTGCGAAAGATGTATTGACGAACGATTTATTCCCACATTGTAAAACGGTTGAAGAAAAGATTTATTTGTTAGGGTTTATGACTAAAAAATTAATTCTAGCCTATAGCGGTGTAGACAAGGCGACGGACCGAGATTCGTATGAAAATAAAAGGGTTGAATTGACCGGAACCCTATTGAATAACTTGTTTAGAAACTATTTCAATAAAGTGGTGAAAGATATACAGAAACAGGTCATTCGTGAAATTAATAACGGGTCTTGGAAATCCAGCGAAGATTATTCCAATATCATTACCTTGACCAACATTTATAAAATAGTCAAAACGACCACCATCGAAAATGGACTAAAGCGTGCGTTGTCTACCGGTGATTTTGGAATTAAAAGTATGAATACCAACAAGGTCGGTGTAGCCCAAGTTCTAAACCGACTGACCTATTTGTCTACCTTAAGCCATTTACGGCGTGTAAATACACCCATCGATAAAAGCGGAAAATTAGTTGAGCCGCGAAAATTACACGGCTCCACATGGGGGTTTTTGTGTCCAGCTGAAACACCGGAAGGGCAATCCGTGGGTGTGGTGAAAAATATTAGTTATATGACAAACGTCTCTACATATTCTGACAGCGGTCCAATATACGATTATATTAAGCCTTATGTATTGCCCTTAGACCATTATGACACAGAAACCTTTTACGATAAAGTAAAGGTTTTTGTGAACGGACGATGGGTTGGAATTACACACGATCCAATGGGTCTATTTCAAGATTTAAAACAAAAAAAACATAATGGTATGATACATATTTATTGTTCTATTGTATTTAATTATAATGTGAAAGAACTCATTGTATGCAATGACTGCGGCAGGTTAGTGCGTCCTTTGTTTAAAGTAAAGGAAAATAACATTTTATTGACGAAATCCATCCTTCAGCGTTTGAAAACCAACGAATTATCTTGGCGTGATTTACTTCTCCCTTTAATCCTACCCGAATCCATTATCGAATATATCGATTCGGCAGAACAAAATAATTCTATGATTTGTATGAAACCAAAAGAATTTAAAGAAAATTATAATTACACCCATTGCGAGATTCATCCAAGTACTATTTTCGGAGTTCTGGCGTCGTGTATTCCATTTCCTCAACACAATCAATCGCCTAGAAATACATACCAATGTGCTATGGGGAAGCAAGCCATTGGTATTTATGTGTCAAACTTCCATAAACGAATGGATAAAACCGCGTATGTATTGAATTATACGATGCGTCCGCTGGTCGAAACTAGGGTTATGAATATGATGAAACTGAATGAGTTACCATGTGGGAATCAGGTGATCGTCGCCATTATGACGCATGGAGGATATAATCAAGAAGATAGTTTGTTGTTCAACCGCGGAAGTTTAGACCGCGGGTTATTTCACGCAACCATTTACCATACCGAAAAAGACGAGGACAAAAAAATGAACGGTGAAGAAGAATTGCGTATCAAACCCAATCCAAACATTACACGAAATATGAAGTTCGGCAATTATGATAAAATCAATAAACACGGTGTGGTAGACGAAAACGAACTGATTGAAGACAAAGACATCATTATTTCTAAAGTAGTCGTTATAAAAGAACATAAGAACGATAATACGAAATTAATCAAATACGAAGACCAAAGTAAGTCCTATAGAACCACAGAAGAATGTTATGTAGACAAAAATTATATCGATAGAAACGGCGACGGATATACCTTCTGTAAAGTAAGAATCCGCGCGACCCGTAAACCCAACATCGGCGATAAGTTTAGCAGTAGACACGGGCAAAAGGGCACCATTGGCAATATCATCAACGAAGAAGATATGCCCTATACAAAAGAGGGGATTCGTCCAGACATCATCATTAACCCTCACGCCATTCCGTCGAGAATGACCATTGCCCAATTGAAAGAAACCTTAATCGGAAAATTACTCTTAAAATTAGGATTGTTCGGAGACGGTACCAGTTTTGGTGATATGGATATGGATGAAGTCTTTAAAGAATTGAAAAAACACGATTATGAATCCCATGGCAACGAAATATTGTATGACGGCAAAACAGGCGAGCAAATTCAAACGTCTATATTCATCGGACCTGTATATTATCAGCGATTAAAGCATATGGTAAACGATAAACAACATAGTCGTTGTATTGGTCCTATGGTAAATCTCACACGACAACCCGCAGAAGGTCGTAGCCGTGACGGCGGTTTAAGATTCGGTGAAATGGAACGCGATTGTATGATTTCTCACGGCGCTTCCAAATTTACAAAGGAACGGATTTACGATGTCTCGGATAAATATGCGGTCAACGTCTGTAAAAAATGCGGTATGATCGCGATTTACAACGATAAAGAACACATACATTTATGCAATGTATGCGAAAATAGAACAGACTTTTCCTACGTTAAAATTCCATATAGCTGTAAATTGTTGTTTCAAGAATTAATCACGATGAATATCGTTCCAAGAATTATGACCTAAGATAATATTATCTATATATAATGAGTTATTTAGGAGGAATTGTACACGGCAAACGAACGGAAGCAGGATTTCAAAACACTCTGGTGGGGTCAGAAGTTGCGATGAAGCGCAAATTATTAAGAAAGGCGTTTAGAACGAACGAAGTAAAAACAAACGCCGGCGCTACGATCGGGAAATCTACGTCTGGACCCTTTAGACGTTCGTTTCATATGGGCGATGTTTTATCGAGACAAAATCAATCGTGTGGGGGTGGAAATCAGGTCAACGGAACCCATGTAAACC